TCATAGATTACAAAGTTCTACACATAATTATGTTGCTGACATAACAGATAATGATAGCACAACTGTAACAGGTTCATTAGATTCTGGTGATTATGATACTGATGATAAATATAATATTATTAAAATATACGTTGATGGAGACCCTGTTGCTGTAGGAGCTGGAGCAAATGAAGATTCAGGAAATCCAGATACTCCAACAACAGCTGATAGTTATTATGTAGGTCATTCTCCATCACATAATAGAGCATTTATAGGACAAATAGATGATTTAATTATATATAGCAAATGGTTAACAGCAGCGGAAGTTAAAAGAAATTATAACGCAGGTAAAAGGAGTCACAGATAATGGCACATTATGAAATGTATATATGTTTAAAGAAAGAAACTTATGAGTCGAAAGTTCCCTCTATTCTTTCTAGCAAATTGGGGTGGAAAATAGATGATGAAAATAAACCTACAAATGCCAATACTAAAGCTGAGATTAAAGTTTGGTTAGATAGTAAAAGTATTTCTTATGAATCTGATGATCTTAAAGCAGAATTATTACTATTAGTAGATGAGGCTCCTCCAACAGAGGACTATGTTCCTACTTGGAAGGAAGCTGCTTTTACAGGTAAATTAGGAGCACCTAGATTATCTTTTGATAAAAAATATGTGGTTTTAAAGGGAGAATTCTCTATATTACAGGGTGAACTTACTGCTATAAAAGCATTAGGAGAAGGTATGGTATACCCGAATAATTCAATTTTAACTAAGTCAGAAGCACAGATATTAGTAAGAAGTTCTACATTTATAGGTAGCGATGAGTAAAGATTATCATATATGACCATTTAAAGGAACTCCTCATCCGGTGGGTGAGAAACATAAAAATGCTCCTAAAGGATCTTCTCATTGGAAGAATTCTGAATTTAGGCTTGCAAATAATAAATATAAAGAAGGCAAATAATGGCTAGAAGAAGAGATAAAAAGGCAGAAAGAGTTAGACATATATTTAATAAAGTTAATTCTAAAACTAGAACTCAATGGGAATATATCAACCAAAAAGGATGTGATTTTGCTAATGATAATCAGTTAACAGATAAAGAACATCAATCTCTAGAAGATCAAGGTATGCCTACATTTACTATTAATAGGATAATACCTATTGTTGAAATGTTAAATTTCTATGCTACTGCAAATCAACCCAGATGGCAAGCTGTTGGTGCTACAGGAGATGATGTTGATGTTGCTGCAGTATTCTCTGATATTGCTGATTATATATGGTATCTTTCAGATGGACAAACTTTATACGCAAATGCTGTAAATGATGCCATTACTAAGAGTATGGGTTGGATATTAGTTAACGTAGATAAATTTGCAGATAATGGAATGGGTGAAGTAACAATAGAACAACCAGATCCATTTGATATTTATGTAGACCCTAAGGCTAGAGATATTTTATTTAGAGATGCTGCATTCATGCTTATTAGAAAAATACTTCCTAAACAGCATTTACTCAATTTATATCCTCAATATAAAAGCAAAATAGCTAAAGCAGATGTAGATAATAATATGGATTATACTTATACTGAAAAATCGCTAGATACTACTCAGCATGATTTCCATTATAAAGATATAGGAGAATCTGAGTCTGTTAATTTAAAAGGGGAGCATGATAAATTAATAGAATATTTCGAGTTATTTGAAAAGATTAAAGTAGAGTATGTCAATGTATTTCACAGAGTTCCAGCTGACCCTAAACAAGTAGAGGCTGTTCAACAAGAACAAGCAGTAGCCTTACAGGAAATGGCAAAAGAGCAGGAAGTTCAATTTAAAGAGCATGTGCTTAAGTTACAGCAGGCAGTTCAATCAGGAGAGATGATACCAGAGAGAATGAAATTAGAAATGGAAAAACTGCAGAAAGAAATGCAAATGGCTATAAATCAAGCTAAGATGCAGATGGATAGTCAAATACAAGCATTGAATGAAGTTATTGAGAATATAGTAGTAACTAAAAAAGAATTTGAGATTTTACAGGAGAGTGAAGATTTCGTGGGGAATTTAGTTAATGCTGTTCCTTTCTTTGATACTAGAATAAAACAAACTTGTGTTGTAGGAGATGTTACTGTATATGAATACATATATCCTTCTACTATAACTGAATACCCATTAGTTCCGTTACATTATAAATGGACGGGAACTCCATTCCCCATGAGTGCTGTTTCTCCTCTTGTAGGAAAACAAAGAGAAATTAATAAAGCTCATCAAATAATGGTTCACAATGCTTCTTTAGGAAGTAGTCTAAGATGGATGTATGAAGAGGGTAGCATAGATACTGATTTATGGGAAAAATATTCTTCAAGTCCTGGAGCATTGTTACCTAGAAATCCAGGATCAGAACCACCTACTCCTGTTATGCCTGCTCCTTTATCTAATGCATTCTTTCAAGTAACTCAAGAAGGAAAACATGATATTGAACATTTAGCAGGGATATACGGGGCTGCTCAAGGAGCTCCTGCAGATCAACATGAAACATATAAGGGAATGCTTGCTATAGATGAATATGGCACGAGAAGAGTTAAATCTTGGATGAAAAATAGTATTGAACCTGCTTTAAAGCAAATAGGGGAGGTTGTAAAACAACTATCTCAAACAGTATATACTGCTAATAAAGTATTTAGAATAGTTCAACCACAGTCTATTGGAGGGGAGAAAGAAGTAGAAATTAATATTCCTGTATATAATGATTTAGGAGAAGCTATACAGACTATGTATGATTATTCAGTAGCTAGGTTTGATGTAAGAATAGTAGCAGGATCTACATTACCTGTAAATAGATGGGCTTATCTAGCAGAATTAAAAGAATTGCTGCAATTAGGTGTTGTAGATGATGTAGCCCTATTAGCAGAAACAGATATTAGGAATAAGAAACAAATTATAAAACGTAAGAGTTTATACGCTCAATTACAAGGACAAGTTCAGGGTATGGAACAACAACTTAAAGATTCAGAGGGCACTATAGAAACTCTTGAAAGACAATTAGTTCAAGCTGGTATTAAAGGTAAAGTAATGCAAGCTGAAATGGAAATTACCAAGAAGAAAGAAGAAGTTAAAGGACAACATACTAAACAAAGTCTAGAGACTCAAGCTAAACAGAAGTTATTAAGGAATGTTATGGATAATGAAGCTAAGAGTTCTAAAACTAGAATGTCCGATAAAGAGTCTGCTGCAGCGAAGGAAACTGCTCTTAAACAACAAGAAATAGAGCAAAATCTAGAGTTGGAGGCTAAAAAAATAATAGCTTCTTTAAATAATCGCTTGGATAGTAACTCAAAAAGTGAGTAGATTACGAACAACGAATGAGAGGAAATACTCAAATGAAAGATGAACAACAAGGTAACCCAAAAGCTGATGATATGTTTGGCTCCGATAGTGGGGATTTTTTCAATGCGCTAGAAAGCGATGTCAATGGCGCAATACAAGATGACCCTACACCTTCACAGGCAACGCCTGAGAAGCAAGCCTCTAACCAGGCTCCAGAAGCTCCTCCGGCCCCTAATAATGAAAATGTAGATTGGCAAAAACGGTATCAAGACTCGAGTAGAGAAGCTCAACGACTTAATGGCGAGCTGACGAATTTGAAACCCTTTTTACCCGTTTTAAACGCAATGCGTAATGATACAGGTCTAGTAGATCATGTTAGAGAGTACTTAATAAGTGGCGGAAAACCATCTGAAGGTATAGCAGGAGGTTTAAAACTTCCTGAAGATTTTCAGTTCGAAGCTTCTGATTTAGGTGATTCTAACTCTGACTCTTCTAAGGTATTGCAAGCTCAAATTAATGAGGTTGTTAATAAAAAGGTATCTGGCGTATTAGCTAAAGAAAAACAAGATAATGCCGTAAGAGCGAAAAAGAATATGATGACTGCTCATGAGGCTGATTTCAAAAAGAGACATAAGATGGATGATGCTTCTTTTGATGTTCTTAAAGAAAAAGCTAATAAGCATATACTTACCTTAGATGATGTTTTTTATATTTTGAATCGAGATAAATCTGCAACTAACGTTGCTAATAATGCGAAGCAAGATATGATTAAACAAATGGAGACTGTTAATAAGCTACCTGGAACACAGGCGGCTGCTAATAGTCAAGGAGCAGCGGATAAATCTCCTGATAGTGAACTATTTGACCAGTTATTAGGCGTAGATCAAGGTAGAGATAATCTATTTGGATAGAGGCGTTTAGCCTCTGGATAGATTATCATAAATAATAGTAATGATAACATAGTGAAGGAGGAATGATCATGGCTGATCAATTTTCAGTTCGATATCCAACT